GCGAAGGTTTGTATTTACTTTTTATACTTTCTCCCATACATAGTATATAAGGTAAAAACTATTTAGATGGCACGGGAAGTAAGTTCAATCTCACAGATTAAGTCTAATATTCTTAGACCTGCTTTAACATCGCAGTATATGGTTCAGATTCCCGTGCCACCCGGTCTTCCTGGTGTCTATGTGCAGAATATTGTTAGTGTCAATCAGGAGAAACTAAATCTTCTTTGTTGTGATACTACACTGCCAGGATCTTCATTAATGACTTCAGAGGCACTTGATGATCGAACTGGCGTCACAGAAAGACACGCCTATCGTAGAAACTACGGTCAACAAATTGACATGACTTTTTATGTTGACGCAGAAAAATATTTGCCCATCGTCTTTTTTGAATCGTGGATGGCATTGATAACTGGTGAAGACCTTAACAGATCAAAGAGAACCAGTGATAGTACATATAGTTTTAGGTTTAGATATCCGAAAGATTATCAATCACAGCAAGGACTCAAGATTAAAAAGTTTGAGAGAGATTATTACACCCAGACAAGGAGATCAAACCCTCTTGAAGACATCATAAATGTAATCGCAGGAACTGATTTTGGAACCACTGACACAAACAAAACCGGAAGTGATATTGAGTATGAGTTTTATAATGCTTTCCCAGTGGCTATTAACTCTATGCCTATTTCATATGAGACATCTCAACTTCTAAAATGCACAGTCTCATTTGCTTACACCAAATACTCTATTAATAGAGTTAACATCGGTAACATTAATAAAGGAAGAGGGGGCGGTCCATCTGCCGGTGAAAATGCACTGAAAAATTTATTTGGAGAAGCAAGAAAAAGTTTGATAAATGATCCAAACGCTACTGATTTTATTAACCCACAAGACTTTATTAACAGATTTGGTAGTAGCAATCAACTTCAAGATGCACCTCCTGCTGATAGTAGAGGACGCACTATCAATCCTCTTACAAATAGTTCAAACATCGCTTAATAAATAATCACACTGAAAAACTCTTCGGGACATTATGCCTTTACCAAAGATTGCCACACCAACTTATGAACTTGAGTTGCCATCAACAGGAGAAACGGTTCAATATAGACCATTCTTAGTCAAGGAAGAAAAACTTCTTGTCATTGCATTGGAAAGTGATAATACAAAACAGATTACGACAGCGATCAAATCTGTTATCAAGAACTGTGTTTTGACAAAAGGGATCAAAGTAGAATCTCTACCCACCTTTGATATTGAATACCTCTTTTTAAACATTAGAGGGAAGTCAGTGGGGGAGGATATTGATTTAAATCTTATTTGTCCTGACGATAATGAAACTGAAGTTCCTGTTTCAATCAACCTTGATGACATTCAAGTCACCAAGAATGATGATCACACAACTATGATCAAACTTGACGACTCAATCACAATGCAGATGAAGTATCCATCACTGGATCAGTTCATCAAAAATAACTTTGAGTTGAATGAAAAGAATGCTATGGATCAGTCATTTGATTTGATAGCATCTTGTGTTGATAAAGTCCTCACTGAGGATGAAGTTTGGACAGCGGCAGACTGCACCAAAAAAGAGATGACTGAGTTCCTTGAGCAGATGAACTCATCTCAGTTTAAGGATATTGAAAAGTTTTTTGAAACCATGCCTAAGTTATCTCATACGGTTAAGGTAACTAATCCAAAGACGAAGGTCGAAAGTGATGTTGTACTTGAGGGCTTAGCATCTTTTTTCGCATAGGCATGGTTCATATGAACCTTGAGAACTACTTCAACCTAAATTTTTCGTTGATGCAGTTCCATAAATATTCATTAACAGAAATAGAGAACATGATACCTTGGGAAAGAGATATCTATGTTCAAATGTTAATGAATCATCTTGAAGAGGAAAAGTTAAAACAGCAGCAGGCTAATGCTTTCGGATGAAACCACTTCTAATCCAATAGAACCAAGAAGGCGTAGGATTTCAGCCGAAAGTTTTCGCACGGGAAGAAATATTGCTCGTGAAACATACCAGAACAGTTTTAATAGTAATGTTCTTACTAACATTGCAAACGTAGAACAGAGAGTAGCTTTTAATGAAAGAAAGATATCTATTGTAAGTAATATTCTTAGGTATCAAAAGAGCAATCTAAAAGAGAACTTAAAATCAGTTAGTCCTCAAGCGATAATGCTTAGGAATCTTGATGCTATCCTAGATGAACTTAGAGCAGAAGCAAAGTTAGAGAAAGACCAAAAAGATGATGAGAGAAAAAAAGCAGAAAATGAAAGAAGAAGATTAAGAGAGTCAAAGTTAGAAAAAAGATACGACGGTTTACAAAAAACCACACAAAAAATACTGGCACCTGTCAAAGGAATTCTTGATAGAATATTTCAAGCACTTATAGCGATTGTTGCTGGTAAGTTTTTAGTCAAACTTATTTCATTCGTAACTGATCCAAGGAATAAAGAAAAGATTGCATCAACGATCAGATTTTTGTCTGATAATGGACCAAAACTTTTAGCAGCGTATCTATTATTTGGAACAAGATTTGGTCGATCAGTTGGAAGATTAAGTGGATTTTTAATCAAGGGTGCCATAAGAATTGGTGCAGCGACTGCATTATTATTAAGAAAGTTAGGATTAAAAAGTGCCGGTGGACTAGCAAGAGGTTTATTAGGAAGAAGAGGGGCGGCAATAGGCACTGGTATTCAGGCAGCGACTGCCGCTGCTGGGTTTATAGCACTTCAAAACTTCTTGTCTGGAGGAGGTGGGGAAGAAGTACAAGCATTTTCTGGTGGTGGTATTTTTAGTAGCGATGGTCTTGTAGATGGACCTTATGGAAATGACCAGGTAAATGCAAGACTGACAGATGGTGAGTTTGTCATGTCAGCACCTGCAGTCGCTGCCATAGGACCCTCTGTCCTTGAGAGAATCAATGCCAAGTATGGTGGTAGTAACACACCAAGAATGGTAGACGGTAAATTATTCGCTAATGAGGGTGGACTTGTTCTTAATGATATTAGAAACTTCGCACCTGGACTAGAGAGACTGACTGCCGCGAGAACAGGTCAGGCTGGTCTGGGATATTACATGGGTCAGATCATGCCTGCTCAGACTGGCATGACGCGAACTGAGGGCAGTTCAGAAACTAAGTTAATGACCTCCTCTGGACCAAGAGAGAGGAGACTGCCCACTCGTGCAGAACTCTCTGCTGCACAAAAAATGAGAGGATTCTTAAAACCAGGTCAGATGTCTGGTTCAAAAGCACACTACAGATTCCCTGAGACTGGTGTTACAGATATAGGTTACAGCACTATTAGTAGAGGGAAGGATTTTTACGCATCAGATTCTTTCTCACAGAGAGAGATGGGTGCTTTTGTTGGACAAGAGGATATTGATGCAAACAAAAAGCAGTTGATGAGTATGTTCCCTCAAGGAACCACTTTGAAAAATATTTTAAATTATAATGTCGCTGGAATGTCACCACTTGATGTTCACAGAGCATTTGTTTCTAGTGATGCATATAAAGCAACAGAGGCAAAGAAAGCAGAAGCGGAGAGAATGTATAATGAAGATCTGACAGCGAT